AGGTGTTTGTTCGCGCGCTGAAATGCTTGCGACATATTTTGTGCATGATGGAGCGGAGACTCAGAAATGGCGATTAAAGGGCCATGCTGGTACTCATTTTTGGAAATGGGTATGCGAATGGGCAGTCCTTTTGCAGTCGCCATCTGATCTAGGTTATGACGGATCAATGCATGTTTTGCCAAAACTAGAACAGCATTTGGCAATGATTACCAGCGACCAGAAAATGCCTGGTGAATTGTTTGTTCTTGAAGCACAAACATTGCAAGAGCGACTCAAGGCAAAACGGATTACTACTAGCGATCGTGTTGATAAGGCTAAAGAAATCGTCAACGCTAATCCTAATGAGACGTGGGTTGTATGGTGCCATTTAAATGGCGAATCGGAAGCTCTTGCCAAGGCGATACCATCCGCAGTTGAGTTGCGCGGCAATCAAACGGAAGAAAAGAAAGAAGAGATCCTTCGCGATTTTGCAAATGGAAAGATCAAGGTTTTGATTAGTAAACCTTCAATGTGCGGCTTTGGCCTGAACTGGCAGCACTGCGCCAGAATGGTTTTTGTTGGTCTCAATGACTCATGGGAGCAAGTCTATCAAGCAATTCGCCGCTGCTGGCGTTTTGGCCAAAAAAGAGATGTACATATTTATTTTGTTGCCGCTGACATTGAAGGCAATGTAGTTGCCAACATTGAGAGAAAAGACAAGCAAGCCAAAGCCATGGCGCTGGAAATGATTCGTGAGACTAGCGTATTTACCGAGATTGAACTCAACAGAAAGGATCGGTTGCAAGTGGATTTTAAAACAGATTTTCAAGGCGATAAGAATTGGGAAATGCGATTAGGAGATTGTGTCGAAGAAACCAAAACACTTTCTTCTAATTCGATCGATTATTCAATTTACAGCCCCCCGTTTGCCAGTCTATATACCTATTCTGCATCTACTCGTGACATGGGCAATACAAAGAACGATGATGAATTCTTGTCTCATTATCGTTTCCTAGTTAAAGAAATATTCCGCGTAACCAAGCCTGGCCGATTGACTAGCTTCCACTGCATGAATCTTCCATCGTTCAAGGGATCTCACGGCGAGATTGGCTTGCGTGATTTTCGAGGTGAACTAATTAGAATTCACGTTGAGGAGGGATGGGTATACCATTCGGAAGTCTGCATATGGAAAGACCCCGTGGTTGCTATGCAGCGCACCAAAGCTATTGGCCTGTTGTGGAAACAACTAAGGAAGGACTCCTGCATGAGCCGTCAGGGCATACCAGATTACCTAGTGACATTGCGAAAGCCTGGAGTAAATGCCAATCCGGTTGAACATGACCCGAAAGATTTTCCTGTTCTTGAATGGCAGAAAATCGCATCGCCTATTTGGATGGACATTAATCCATCAAACACACTACAGAAGGCCAGCGCGCGCGAAGACAATGACGAAAGGCATATTTGCCCATTGCAGCTTGAAGTCATAAGGAGATCGTTGCGAATGTATAGCAATCCGAATGATCTTGTTCTATCGCCATTTGGCGGCATTGGTTCAGAAGGCTATGTGAGTCTGTCAATGGATCGTAAGTTTATTGGAATCGAACTCAAGGAATCTTATTGGAAACAAGCATGCGCCAATTTGAAAAATGCAATAAAAACAAAGTCTAAAGGATTGTTTGATTCCATCGATGCGGAATTAGATTTAATTGAATGTGCTGCTTCCGATGAGTCAGAGTAAATTTACTAGTCTCATCGAATCCGCCACCAATATCCTGATCGGGTATTGGTGCGCGGTTCTCACGCAGTTAATCGTTTTTCCTATAATGGGAATTGATGTTTCGCTGGACAAAAACCTGATGATCGGATTGGTTTTTACGCTGATCTCATTATTACGTAGCTATGTGATCAGACGTGTTTTTAATCGCTTTGGATGACACGACATGACCGATGATCAAATAAGAATAACATGCAAAGCCGCGTTAATCTATCGCCCAAAACACGAAGCGCCAGAAGATTGGGTGCAAATTGTTTTGCTCAATATTATCAAACGCATTCACAAATATGATCCAGAAATTGCAGCGTATTCGACGTGGGCATACCACATAGTTCGGCGCTTAAAATTTCATCATATCAGAATGCGCAAGCTCAAATACATTGTCACAGTAACGAGTAAGCTGAATGAAAACCACAAGATTGATGAGGACGAAAACAACATTAATGGCGTGGTATCTGATGTTCGGCGCGCTGTTAACAAATTACCAAAGGATTGGCGATTTATTGTCAATGCCACGCTCGATGGCTATCAACCAAAAGAGATTGGTGCGGATCACGGCATGAGCCGTCAGAACGTCGAGGTGAAGCTACGTCGGGCATACCAGATGTTACGGGAACATCTGTTTGATTATTCCGAAATGATGATAAGAGGATGACATGGAACTTAGACCGTATCAGCGGGCAGCATGCGATAGCGTGCATCAATTCTTTATTGACCATAAAGCGGATGTTAACCCTTGCGTGGTCATCCCTACCGGCGGCGGTAAAACGCCGGTTATGGCGATGTTGTGCGCGGAACTCATAGCCGATGGCGCGCGTGTGCTGGTCATGGCGCACGTCCAAGAGTTGGTGCAGCAAACCTACAATCGACTCGTATCGACTATGCCCGAACTTCCGATCGGCATATATTCGGCGGGGCTCAAACGTCGTGACGTAAACAACCAAATCATCGTTGGTAACGTGCAATCGATCGCGCGTAGGATCGACCAGTTCGGGCTAATTGACTACATATTTGTTGATGAGGCGCACCTAATCCCGCACGGTCAAGATGGTCAGTACAACATGATCATCGAGGCTATGCGCCAAGCCAATCCATCGCTACGGGTTGTCGGATTCACGGCAACTCCATATCGGCTCAAGGGCGGGATAATATGCGCCAGTGATCACATTTTGAACAAGGTCAGTTATGAGATTGGCGTATCTGATTTGATTCATCAAAAGTATTTGTGCAAGCCGATTAGCAAGCATTCGGTGAACACTCCAGATCTACGCGGCATTAAAACCATACGTGGAGATTTTGCGGAAGCGGAACTGGCCGAACGCATGATGGAAAACAATCTAGTAATGCTGGCGTGCCTTGAGATCTTATCCAAAACTCAAGATCGGAATCATGTTTTGCTGTTTGCGATCACGCTGGCGCATATGAAATGTGTTGCGGAAACTCTTAGAGCAATGGACCTTAAAGCGACGATCGCAACTGTTGATGGCACTACGCCATCGGCGGAGAGATCGTCTGTTCTAGAGGCCTTCAAGGCGGGCAAAATTAAGTATCTGGTCAATGTCGGCGTGCTGACGACTGGATTTGATGCGACGATGATTGATTGTGTGGTGTTGTTGCGTCCAACTCAATCCCCTGGCCTTTATTACCAAATGGTCGGCCGTGGTTTTCGATTGCATGCGAACAAGGCTGATTTTCTTGTGCTCGATTTTGGCGGCAACATTCGACGCCATGGACCAATTGATCAGATTCAAATTAAACCACAGAAGGAAGGCAAGGGCGGGCCGCTAACAAGGTCATGCCCGAATTGTCAATGCGAAGTTTCGATAACTCAACGGGTATGCCCGCATTGTGAATACGAATGGCCAGCAAAAGAAGGTAAACTTCACGACGCAATTGCTGAGGATGAGGTCGATATTTTAGGCAAGTACTCCAAAAAGAACGCGGATTACGATGCCGAATATGAGGTGAAGGAAACGACATACGATATTTATGTCAAGAATCATCCGGGAGGGATATTTAACGGTCGCCAAATCGCACCATATCGACAAGAAAAGCTTAGGATTAATTACCACACGACATGCGGCAAGACTGTTCGAGAATGGCGAACGCTCCACCAATTAAAATCATGGTGGAAACGTAGATTAGTTGATGTAGAAGGTTATGGAACTAGTTACGACATAGAAAATCCGGAAAGCATTGAAGACGCTTTACTTATTTTGCAAAGAATTAAAGGCGGAGGTTCAAAACGTAGTGATGGATATGACTGTGATTTTGGTGGTCTTGCATTTTATGAAACAGTCGCCATTCGAGTCAAAACAACAATGGGCAAATGGCCAGAGGTCGTAGATTCAGCAATTGATACAAGCGTTAATGTTTTATGACGACACGAAAGGAATTCGACAATGATGCTGGAAGCCGCACTCCGATACGCTGGTCATGGATACCCTGTTTTTCAATGTGCGCCCAATGGCAAAACCCCGCTAGGCGGTAACGGTCATCTCGACGCGACAACCGATCTTGACCTGATAACGGAATGGTGGACCGCGACGCCAAATGCAAACATCGGGATATCGACAACCGGGTTGCTAGTCGTCGATATTGATGGCGAAGACAATCCGTGGCCGGGGTATGGTTGCGATGATCTCGGAGTAGGCGCGGCCGCACGAACGCCGAATAATGGGCGGCATTTTTGGTTCCGCCAGCCCGCTGGAGCCGCGTGGCGATCAACCGCCAGCACGCTTGCACCTCGAGTCGATACCAGGGCCAACGGCGGGTACATTGTTGTTGCGCCATCAAGATTGTCAACCGGGGTATATTCGTGGGTTGATGACGCAAGCCTATTTGATATGGATTCGTTGCCATTGCCACCGCAATGGCTCATCACGGCGTTATCTCCCGTCAATCGGCAAGTCGTGCCATCGACGCCGGACGGCAACGTCATCATTCAAGGATCACGCAATACCGCACTCGCTCGAATGGCTGGAGTCATGCGCCGCGCGGGCATGACGCAAGCCGGTATTGAGGCGGCATTGATGGCCGAGAATCAACGATGTTCACCGCCACTACCACGGGATGAGGTCGTCCGGATCTGCACCAGTATCAGCCGCTACAATCCTGACGATATTGCGGTTGCCATTGTCGAGGATCATTTCAATCAAGACGGCATTGAGATCGAGGACCAGTTCGCTGTTGAAGATCCGGGGCCATGCCCTGAACACCTATTGTCGATTCCCGGTTTTGTGGATCGTGTCATGACCCACACAATCGCAACAGCACACTATCCCAATCGAGCCCTAGCATTCGGTGGAGCCATCGCCATTCAAGCGTTGCTGGCTGGCCGCAAGGTATGCGATCCATACGGTACACGCGTCAATCTATACGTTGTTGCGCTGGCCAATTCCGGAGTAGGCAAGGACCATCCGCGCAAGATCAATCGGCAAATCATGTCGAAAATTGGTGAAGGCAAATGGGTTGCTGACCTGATCGCATCGATGGAAGGACTTGAGGATCGCCTACACGCCCAACCATCCATGCTGTTTCAAACGGATGAATTCGACCATTTTCTTTTGCAAATATCAAAAGGCAAAGAGATTAGATACGAACAAATCATGGCAAGCCTGATGAGGTTCTTTACCACGGCAAGCAGCACGTATTCCATGCGGGCAAAAGTAGGCATGGATTCGCTCGAGATTGTCCACCCGAATTTGTGTTTGTTCGCAACCGCCATCCCGAAGAACTTTTACGAATCGCTCAACGCCAAAGTTATGTCGAATGGCGGCTTGTCCCGCATGTTGATTCTCGAGGCCGGAAATAGGGGCCAGCGGGGTTCAGGACGTCACGTTGATATCCCGATCGAAATAATCGAAACCGCCGCGCATTGGAAAGCTTTGGGCGGAACTCAAGGCAACCTGGCTAACGAGTTTCCCGTCCCGCTGGTAGTCTCAATCACGCCGGAAGCAACCGATATAATCAACCAATCTCGAGACTATGCCGACGAACAATATCAAATAGCCGAATCCGCTCAAGACGATACCCGTATGAGTATCTGGTCTCGAGTCGGCGAAAAAGTCCACAAGCTTGCCTTACTGCACGCATGTTCAGCGGATTACCGCAACCCGATTATCGATGTTGCCGCCGCAACATGGTCCACACAATTTGCCGATTACCAAACGCGCAAAATGTTATCCAGCTTGTCAAAACATATGGTCGATGGCGAACACGGCCAGCGATGCAAAAAAGCCATCGAGATTTTGTTGTCGTGGCAATCCGAACATGGCGATACCTTTATGCCACGGCACGCATTCCTCCGCAAAATGGGCACGTTCAAGCCAAAAGAAATTGAAGACGTTCTGGGCACATTGAAAAGCCAGCACAAAATAGAAGACATGCGCAAGGAAGCGGGGCCACGGGGCGGACGTGGTTTCCGTGGTTTGCGTATCACCCCGCGCCTAACGTCAACCACAAACGCCGTCGAGCCAGCAACGAACGAAAATCAGTAGTCGCCGGTTATGGCTTCTGCAAGAACTGGTTTTGACTCGCCATAAGTCGTTACACAGTAACTAATTACAG